GCATGACCTCGACGTTCATGACTTCAAGGTATGCCTTCATTGCTTCCTGATCGGCCTTCTTTCTATTCCTCTCAGGAATCTCCGAGTACATCTTCGATGCGATATCTCTACGTGCCATCATTTCGTGGAAGCTGAGTGTACGCAGAGTAACGTACCCACCAGGGCACGTCTTCAGATCGAACCGTTCGTGATCCTGACTAACAGTTGCGCGGGGCATGTCTATCCTTTCTTTCGTTTGCGGCTTTTGCCGCGCTTGCGTCTCCTGAGTCGATCAAAATGATGCCGTCGAACCCACGCCCATCCAAACTTGGCGGCTAGGAAGCGTTGTTGCTTTTTACTCTTAGCTGGCATTCTCCTACGGGAGAGTCGCCGGGCCTTTCACTGCGATGGCATAGGCGTCTCCACCAGCAATGCCGATGATGCGACCAGTGAATCCTGCCATGATCAGATCGCCCATTCCCTCAAGTCCAACATCGTAGGTGTCATAGGACACACGGTTGGCCTGAAGTCGGACACCCGAAGTAGCTGCTGCAAACGTCGCGCCACCATTCGTGGACTCAAGCTTGATAGCACGCGTCGTGTTTGCCTTCATGTTGTCGTAGTCAACCTTGTCCATGAAGTCCAGTTCGGACTCAATCTCAGCCTCAGTGATTCCGAAGCTGATGTAGCTGGCCTGACGGTCTGCACGAATCCTGTTCTGTGCTTCTGCGTTGAAGTTCGTGCGGAACGTGAAGCCGTTGAAGTTGACATCCGTGGCTCCGAACGTCGGAGACACTCCCGATGCCGCGAGGTAGATACGATGTGCGTCTGCACCAAGCAGATCGGGTGCGGGCCACGTCGGAGACGGAGCAGACTGTGTAGCCTCTCCCATTCCCAGAACGTCCATGTTGACCTGAAGCACACCATCGACAATCGTGAATTCAAACGAACCCACGACGCATCCCACGTAGCCGAACACGACGCCGTTACGAACGACGGTGATCGACAGAGTAAACGGACAAGCATCGCCTGATCCAGCATTCGACGGAGTAAACGTGGTCGCTCCACCCGCCGCAACGTAATCATGTCGCGATGCACCGAGCCAGTAAGGAAGGTTAGTCGGGTCAGCCTCCATGCTAACCGTACCCTCGACGTGATAGTAGCTCGACTTCACATCACTGTGGATGGTTTCCTGCCTGATCTGCTCTGAGTAGTACTTGTCCTCTGCATACATCAGAGACTCATTCAGAACTGGAACGAACACGGTAGGAGCCGCATAGGTTCCCATCGTGGTTTCGATTCCCAGTCCTACTTTACCTCCACCACCAAGTCCGGCTGGCACTACGAGTCACCCCCTTCCTTCTTTTTCTCCTCTGTAGAGAGTTCGCTGGTACCAGTGAGGTTCACGATTTCACTGTGACCATAGATTTCCTTGATCGTCTTGCCCTGCTTTTTCAGGAACTTGAGTTCCTGCTCTCGACTAACTGTAACCGACCCTTTATTCTTCACAAGGATTCCGTCACAGTTAAACTCGAAATCCTTGGGAAAGTCTGGGTGGTTTACCTCTAGTTTGTAAGCCACTCTGACCTCCTAGCTATCTTGGAATCTCACGCGATTCTCGCCTTCCCAAGAAAGACGAGTAGTGACGATAGACGACGTTTTAGTGCCGACGATCCTTGTGGTCTGCCCAGGGAATTCGCCATTGACGAAGCCGTGGACAATGTGTCCCTCAAGAGTTCGGTATTCGTGGAGAAGTTTACGGATATTCGTGGCGAGTTCAACGTCGGCTCTTGATCTGATTGCCTTACCCACGGTGAGTTCTGCATGGAAGACCCATATGTCGAGCGCGAACACGACTCTGAACATCTGTGTCGCATGTAGCTCACGCGTAACTGGCCCAAGATTGATGAGCATAGCCGGATACTCCGGTATGAGGTTCTCATCAATCCTCGCAATGTACTTGATCCCAAGTTCTGCCTTCTTTGTGTCGAGAAGTCCATAGATGAAATCAACTACTTGGAGTCCGTCTGCAAAGTCTTGCATCAGTCACGCGGGATGAATCGGCCTGTATCGCCACGACGCATGTGACGACGACCGAGTCCTCCGGTTGGCTTCACAAACAGATCAGTGACCCTATCGAACCATTCACCGAAGGCACGGAAGATCATGCCTTGTGCCACGATTGACACACCGAGGAATTCCCGCTTTGGAAGGGGATTGGACGCACCACTCTTTGTGCGTCTGTCAGGTCTTCCCTCCTGGTGCCAGATACCACGTTCCGGAATGCTCTCTGCATGATAGAAGACTGCATCGTCAGACACAGTAAATGCCTCGTCAGACACAGCAGCTTCATACAGTTCGTTTGTTTGTCTAAGGATACCTTCGTTCGGAAACGACTCAGCGTATTCCATATACGACTCTGCCCATGGTTCCCATGGTCTACCCGAAGGATCAGTCTCCGTTTCAAAATGCCGTCTGATATCGGCCTGAGTTTGTTCCTTCGCGTAGATCATGGGGATCAGGGTGTTCTCCAATCCTTCCGCCACAGCCCAGATACGTTCGGCAAAGACAACAGGATCGGGCACCCACGTATACGTCATATGAACACCCGATGCCTGAGCCATTAGAACCTGCTCTCCATACTGAAGATCGGATCAGTTGCCGTAGCGTTAGGAAAGAAGTACGTATTGTCAAACGTAGTCGGTGTATCAACTACGTCGTCTAGGACGATCACGCCAGTCGCTATCTTCGTGAGCAAGTCCATTGCCTGATTGTATAGAGTCTGTGCGAATTCCGGATCTTCCGTATCATCCTCGGAATACCTGACTCTATAGATCAGTGCCGCTCCTAGTCGTCCACCAGCAGCACGAATTTGTCCAGGCGTAGTCGCTGGACTAGTCCATGAGGCGATGGTCGCCGCTTGAAAGACTCCTGCTAGATATCCCCGGATGACGCGAGTAACGTCTTCAATGACGGCGTCCACGTCATCCGGAAGATTATCTAGATTCAGCTTGTCAATTGGCAGGTGCTTCTGGATATCCGCTTCGTCAACGAATGCCATTACGCACCGACTGGAACGTCCTCCGCTTCATCCGACGGCGGATTGATTGCCGGAGGATGTGACAGACCAAGTTCAAGGAGTCTGTTGACATCGAGTTCTCCCGTACGATCCATCAGCGAATCGAGCATCGCACGACTTGGAGAAACCGTGTCACTTGAACCCTCAGGAAGCGGATACGGTCGAACCGATCCACCTTCCACGAGAGCCTGAAACTCCTCATCACTCACACCGAGATTCTTCTGCGTAACCTTTTCGCCTCTCGCGACGATGTTACGTTCTGCCATCACGGTGCGACTGCCACCACCGGGACGATCAACTTCAATCGTCTTACCGCCGTTGTACAGATCACTCCATGCGTAGTACGTAGTTGCCATTTTCAACTACCTCCTGTTTACCACGCCGTTGCGCTGAACGCGTCTTTGATCAGATAGCCAGCCATAGAAGACGTGACTTTGGTATCCCACTTCCACGAAGTCCTCACGAGGTCGGACTTACGACCCTCCTCCCGCCAGCGGTCGGTCGGACGAGTCGATCCATCGGGATAACGCTGTGCGAACGTCTTACCGAACGCGAGACTGTTCTGCTGCAAGTCCTCCTCAACGTACGAGAGGATAACATCCTTGCCCCAGATAGTCTGGATGTCCTCCGTTGCTTCCATGATGTCGTTGTCGTTGTACTTGTCATCGCCGATGATGACAACCTCACCCTCAAAGCCGATGAGGATTCTCCAAGCCTCAGGATCGCGAAGCGAACCCGCTGACTGGAAACGAGCAACCACGTCAGGATGCTCCTCAAGCCATCCGATGCCGAGACTTCCGATGAGAAGACGATTCGGCGGACGACCGATCTTCGCCTCAATCGTTCTCGCCGCACCCGACAGAATCGTGATCGGATTGGACGATGCACCTGCGTAGTTGTCCCACTGATCTGCCGCGAGAAGCGTGACAGAATGACCACCGGGATAGGTAGCCGTATTGCGAAGCAGCGTTGCCACTGCAAGTTCGTGCTCAAGAAGCAGCGAGTCATTGATCAGACCAGTTGCATCTTCCGCCGGATCGATCTGCAATGCGCCACCATTCTGCGCGTTTGCAAGTCCACCAAGCGAACGAAGCTGCTGCTCCTCCTCGTCCGCAACTGCCGCCTGAAGTGAATGCTCGACAGTCTTGAACGAGTCGCTGCTCCAACGTCCTCCGCGAACCTCATTGGCAACCGTGCCAGGCTCACGACGTGAATAGAAACGAACACGACGCGACCTATCGAAGACACGGTACAGTCCACTCTGTGTGTCAACTGCGACTTCCGGCATCATGCGAAGTCCAGCGAACATAGGTGGTGCGTAGCCAACCGAAAAATCCGTCAACCACGGATCGACGTACAAAGTACCGGGATCGTACATCATAGTCTATATCACCACCTTTCCTATGCGGTACCGGCGACGTCGCCGTTCAGGTCAAGATGCACCCGAGCGAATCCACCAGCACCATCCGCGTTTGCTTCCACACAATGACCGATGATTCTGTTACCCGCAGTAAACGTGACTGCTCGCCCATCTGCGGCGAGACAAACACGAGCACCGATTGCGATGTTGCCAGAGCACTCCATGAGAGTGTCACCCTCGACGGCAATAGAGGCACCCTTACCGCGAGTGATTTCTCCGGCAGTAACCCCATGCTGAACCACACCAGCGATAACATCCGTGATCGCCGTAACAGGCGTCACAGTTTCCGCAGCCGAGAACTTCACAGCACGGAAGGCAGTAAGCGCGGCAGCCGCGTTATAGCCCTTATCCTGAATGTAGTTTCTAGTCTTACTGGGAGGCATATTTCACCACCTTCCTTTTTCTAGGACTCAGCGTATGCCCGAGCAAGATCGGGCTGAGTCTTGCTGACTCTCTCGACAGCTTCCTTACGAGAGAGATTGTCTTCCTGCATCACGGACTTGACAGCATCCGTGAACTGCTGACGAACTTCCTGACGGGTGCGGGCCGGAATGACCTTACCCTCGCCCTCAAGTGCAGAACCTCCCTCGCTAAGCGGGACAACTGCCGTGTCCGACGCCATCGTGTCA